CCTGAGAAGGGGAATACCACACATTCCACCCTCTGGTTTGGTCACCAGATTCGAATGTGGGGGAGTCTCTCAACTTCCTACAACTGAGTGCAGTATCTCAGATTAATTGACACGAACCTGCTCCTTAAGCCACCGTTGAAGTATCCGGTGGTGGGGCTTGTTAGCGTCGCTTAATCCTAGATCCTGCGGTTAAAGCTCTCGCTCGGATTTCTCATGTCCGGGCAATTGTTTTAACAACTCATGCGTGCGATCCTGTGAGACGAACCGATTTCTTAGATCGATCTAATTGATCTAGGCTTGGAAATGTTTCAAATGGTTCATCAAATAATATTCTTTCATTTGTTGATCTATCTGTTACATCCCAATCCATTCTAGTCTGCATTCTACCGACGTCATGGATCTTTTGTTCCATGGCTCCGTTTAATGGGACTAGTCTAGAGAAATAGTATGCCTGACGAGCCACACCTGGATTACTCTTATCCACTGTCATCATGTTGAGACTCATCATATATCTCGTCATGTTTGACGTTGTTTGAGTGATCTGTGAGTTTCTTAACTCTACCTTTAATTGAGCCGACACTCCCTGGAACATATTGTCCAAAGTGTCAAACCTCATATTACAGGAAATTCAGTTACCTGTTATTCTTAGGAATTGTATTATCCTTTGAATATCATAGTTTCTGTCTAAAGGGAAAAGAAACATCAATTGTAGGTTTCTCGATATGGTATTTGGAAGGTTCGAGCCTTTCCATAGCCCAGTCGTGAAACTTGCAATTGAATCACAAAAGTTCGGGCGCCAGAGATTTTGACAAACCTTAGGTTTGAATCCCTTCCTGCTTCATTCATATAAAGTTGAGTACAAGTCTACGTAATTTGACTTGGCCTCAATTAATGATGAAACAGGGAAAGGAGTAATCTCCATCCCACGGTGCACCCATCTCTTAGCAAATTCATATGTATCGAGAGATACATGTGATTTTTGATTTGAGATAGGTACATCTAGGTCCGACATTAATTTCTTATATTGTCGGGCAACATCGTCATCCGAAATCACTATATCATCCCCTAGTAGTAAGTAATTGCTAAATGGATATTTATTTACCATTTTAGCAGAATACTGCACTACAAGATGATGACTAAGTGAGAAACAGGACCAAGAAGAATATGCCCCCATTGGCTGACCACAGTTGTAACTTACTTCTGTATCAGTCCTTGGAAGGATAAACTTCTGGCCTGTTAGGATTCTGCCCCAAGCATCACTTTGCTCTCTAGATAATCCCAAGGCTACTAATAGTTCCTTTTGTACATATAAAGGAAATCTATCTGTAGCTGTGGATAAGTCTATAGAGTGATATGAATGCTTGCGTGATGTTTTACCTAGATTGAGTTGTCCTTGTTTATATGTCCTATCCTGCTTTATCCCTCTTAATATCTTGAATATAGAATCATTAAGTGGTTTAAGAGCAGTTTGGGATCAATAATCAAAGATAGCTATGATCCTAGTTTTACATTCCTTATCCTTTATTAGAGATAACTTCCTTAATCATGAAGTATCTCTAGGCTTCTTGATAAGTTTATTCATCTTATCAATGAAGAAGTTAAGGACGGGTTCCTTTGATCGCCACTGATCCATTATTATTTGGAGTGATTCTCCAGCTAATATACGGATATCATCAATCGTTTTCTCAGAGTGACCCCTGAGATCTTGAAGAGATGATATAGTGGCTGGTCCATTAGGCCCGCTTTTTGCAGAGAAATGGAAAGAATTTCATCGCCTGTTCACAGGCTGACAAAAGTCTTTGACAAAGTCTGAGTAAAAGGTCTCAGGGATTGCTCCCTCGATACCTTTAAAAGGATCAGTTATTGAACTTAAATCAGGTTGTGGCCAGGAATCTGCTAATGTTCTACTTACATTTAGTATCGTAAGTAATAACCCTAGCGATTCGCAGGTTCGTTGTTTTAAAAGAAAATTCAGGGGCCCTAGAGCCCTTGGAATTCCCTTTTGATTCATAGCAATACTGCCCGATGACTTCATCGGTTTTCCTGCTAGAAATCTTGTTATGGCTAGTCTAACAGATTTATTCTGTTGAGTAGCTCATATCACGCCTCTAGTACGGACTCATTTTGCTCATTTCTTTACGTAGAAGTTTGCAAAATATTCCGGTGTAGAGATTGAAGGATAGTACCATTGAGAGACCCATTTAATAGTTGTAATGAATTTCTCCTGTGAAGGAGTTAGTTCGTTATTTCTTATTATTGGATTTTTCATTGGTCATTTATATATTCTTCGTCTTTATCTTTCTTTACGAAGATGCTCGGTGGAGTTAGGCCTCAAAGAGGGTTCTCGACAGACCGAGGGGTTTGTCTTGATCTTGCCTGTGTTGGAAGCAACCAGGTTAGCTGGTGTACTCCCGCT